CCGTTGATATAGCAGCATATCAGACGGCTGTTTCCCCTTGAGACCTCCTGTCCCTGCCGTGGTGCGGGTTCAATGACAAATGAAACCCTGAGATGTTCATTGTCTTTATAGAGCGTACTTAATTCTGTATTCGCAGACCTGATCGTACACATCTGAGGTGTCAGTTTGAATCCACGATAATTCTGATTGTTATCATCGCCGCTCCAGCATGATACTAGAACCGATTCATAATCAGAAACGTCCCGTGTTGCAAACTCAAACTCAAACGTTTTTCCGTCACCATCCTGAAATGCTGTTGTAAATGGTTTGAAAGGAATTGTCACACTGGCGCCGTTTGCGACTCTGAGAACTGTATTGCCGTCACTATCGCTTCTCCAGCCGTTTGAAGTGAAATTGAAGTTATCCATTGTAGCATTGATGTTTTCATAACTCCATACGTTTCTGTTCACTTCACTGTTGCTTCTTCCGTAAGCCGTGAGATAAAGATCGAGCGCAGAAGTCTCAGCCGTTACATCAATATCGCTCGCAGTAACATTGACGGTGAATGATTTACTTACAGATCCTTCATCTTCACCCGCATGAATGGACAGAGAGTGGGTGCCCTGGGTATCACATCTGTAAGTCCAGGTGTGCTTAGTCCTGTCAACATCACTCAGCTGTGAAACGGGGATATTATTGATCCATAAAGTAATATCAGTTGTAAGTGACCGTGGATCATAAACGATATATGGGATCTGCAATGTTGAGTACTGCGGTACAGAAGCTGTTTCAAAGGCAGAGGAAATAATGACCGTATTATTACCGTTCACTGCAAAGATGAATGAATAATACAGATGATTTGATTCGATTATTTCCTCATTGATCGTTGCTGTAAAATAGCACTCCAATGTATGGGCTCCATGAGTTTGAGCCGGTATCGTGAAAAAGCCTTGTCTGCCGCTTGCGGATACTGTTGCTGTTCCGATCACTGAGCCATCAACTTTGAAATAAATCGTCTTCTCATATATGCCAGTGGGGATATACGGAAAGTTAAAAGCCTCCGTATAAATTGCAGTGTCATTAAATGAAGATTCGATTTTGAGCACGACAACATTCACGGTGAAATTTAGTGTTTTCATGTTTGAATAACTGTCTGTGATCTGCACTTTAATAGAGTTGGCTCCGGTCGATAAATAATCAATAACATCAACAGAAATTTTTCCTTGCTGTACTGTTCTGTTGATCTTTAAAACGTTATTCACTTTAACAGTCAGGTTACCCACTCCTGTTGCAAATCCGTCTTCCATCGATGACCATGACAGGGATAATACGCACTCAGCTGTTTCCGCGATGGCTTTACTGAGCCATCCGGTAGTATTTGTAACAGTGAGTACAGCATTGTTTCCACTGCCGCCGCCTCCACCACCTCCGCTTCCACCGCCAATGCCGGTAATTGAGAAAAGCACATCTTCACCATTAGTGAAGTACGCCACGCCTTCTTCAACATATCCGTCAGAGACTTTTTCCTGGAGTGCACTTCCAACTGTCAGTGAATCTGCAGCAGCCCCATCAAGCGTCAGAGTCCTATCAATGACAGTAGAATCGCCGCTAAGATTATCATCCATCCAGTCCTGGACTTTCTCACGGATTGTCTGCGGACTTACACTGTCAATTGCCTCACGGATCAATGACAGATCGCTTTCTGAAACAATCCCTTTATCCGCAGGAGATCTTTCTACAAGTACATAGAAATTTGCAGTTCCATGCAGTCCTTCATCAATCAAAAGCTCATATGTTGATTTCCCAGGTACTGCTGTCATCTGTTCCGTTTCTGTAATGACCACCTGGCCGTTTGCATTCAGTTCTCCGGCATTTGCAATCAGCTTTCCATCAGCTTTGATACCAATAACAGATCCTGAGGCTGGAATATAAATTCTGTCTTTCGACTCGTACAATGTGAATACCCACCGTTCATCGCGGTCATACTGATTCACATTAATGACCACAGGAAGTTCATGTCCCGCAGTCAGATACAGTTTAAAATCTCTTGTAATCATATGACCTCCTTACTTAAGCGGTGGCTTTTCAATGATCAGATAAAAGTTAGCGGTTCCGTGGGTATCGTTATCGACCCGAAATTCACAGATTGCCTTGCCGTTTACAGCGGTTATTTCAGCTGTCTCTGAAATCACGACTCTGCCATTCTCATCGATTATCCCCTCTGCAGAAAAACGTGTCCCATCAGTTCGCAGACCGATCAGTACAGCAGAGGTTGGAGTATACTGAATTCCTTTTGAATCAAAAAGAGAAAACACCCAGGTTTCCTCCTCATCATTCTGGTTAACATTGATTATCAGCGGCAGTGCCATACCCGCATTCAGATACAGGTTGAAGTTTCTTGTAATCATCCCACTCCTCCTCATTCTCTGATAAAAAGAACATTAACTGAGAATGTCGCTGTCATAGCACTTCCCGTAGGATTACGCCACCACACCGATACATTTCCGGCTGAAGGCAGCGCTCCGGTTGTGCAATAAGACGGAATTATATTTCCATTTGAGCATGTGTGAAGAACTGCAACGTATTTATAGCCCGAAGGAACTGTGATGGGAATGCTGACAGATCCGGCAGTATTGGCAGCACATGATACGGATGCTGATGTGAACCACTGCGTCTGCAGGATTCCACTTAATCCTCCACCTAGATGATCAATGGAAATATAATTTGATGCGTCTTGTCTGCTGTGTACATGTAGCGTTCCATACACATCAAAATGTTCACGTCCCCAGCCATAAACGGGTAAACCTTCATGCACTCTGACAACACCGGAAACAGCCTCTGAGAACAGATCGTTCAGAGTAAAATGAATATCCATCTCAGATGCACTTGGAAACTCTTCTCCAGTCATCCCGGTGACCGTAAATGATTGCGCCTGGCCCGTACCGGATAGAATCACATTCCCTGTAATAGTTCCTGCAGAATATGCAGTTGATTCAGGAAGTTTATATTGATAAGCCCAGTTTGCTGAATTGACTGCAGCGCCAAATGAGCCGCAAAATCCAGTGCCTTTGATGGTAAAAGATAAATAACTCCCAGTATCTGAAGGATTCCCATTGCCATTGACGCGCGTAATTGTCACCTGGCTGATCTTTATAGGCTCATATGGAATGATTGTTAGCGGCACATTAACGGTTTTCACATATCCTCTGGCATCTGTCAGTTCCACTTTCAATTTGTTTGCCTTCACCTTGTTCTTGGTAAAAGAAATCTGAGCGGCAGTGCCGCTCAGTGTATAGGTCTGTGATACATCATCAATGGAAACCTTAGCTTTTGCCAACAGAGTATTTGTGCCGGCAACCCCGATATTTAAAGTTGCCTGTAAATCTGACGCATCGTAAATAAACGAATCATTCGTATACGGATTTGTAGCAGAATTGGTATCAGTTAGTGTCCAGCTAATCAGCTCAGCATGCTCCTGGCTGGTATCAACTTCGACTTTGAATGATGTCGTTGTTTTCGATCCGATCTGACTGTTTCCATTGTATGTTGTGACTTCAACAGTGCCGTTCATAGATGTGCCGGTCATCTCTGTGATCAGGAATTTCGGAATGCTGAATGTTGTTGAAGCGCCTACACCAGTCTTTGTTTCAGAGAAACTGCCGACAGTTGCCTTCACCGTATGAGTGAAGCCTGATGCAGCCCGGTTGGTGTTAACTGTCAATGTATTTGTTTCATGTGACAATACGAGCGAGCCAGGAGTAACAGTAGCTTTCGATGCTCTTGGGATTGTTGTAAGTTTCAGTGATGAGGAGTCAGTGCCGGAATTTTCCCAGACAACGTCATAGTTACGCTCATCTGTGCCACGCCCCATATAGCAGCTGTATGAGACTGATTTTGATCCATCATCGCTGTGGGTTATGGTCTGTTCATAGCTTTCACTTCTCAGCACAGTACCCAGTGCTGATCCGTTAGGGAACGGAATCGTCCACCATTCCTCTACACCGTTGACCGTAATATACAGATAGCCTGCTTTCGGTCTTGAAGTGCCGGTGAAGTTTCTGTTAGAGGTCATCTTAACTGAGAAACTGATCGTCACAACCGAACTGTTATTAGCTACATTTACTGATCCTGCTTTTTCTGTCACAGTAACGGTAGCTCTGCATGTGAAGAGGCTCAGTGATTCTGCGGTCTGGACAATATGCGTATTAACTGATATTGACATTTACACCTCCCAGAACACTCCATACTCGTACTCGGAATGAACCGTTGAATACCACTGCTGAAATCTTGAAGCAATATTGTCTGAACGAACTCTCAGGTACTGGTCCGCCGTTAAGTTCACAGCTGTAACAGTATCTTCTTCAGCAATCAGAACAGAATTGTCCGTGGACGTTTCGATCACCCTCATACCAAGATTTGAAACAAGAGTCTGATACGCAGCAGCAATATTTCCCTGGCTGTCCTTCTGAGCAATGTAAAGTCCGTCATTCAGAAAACTGAAATTCATCTTGATTCCGTCAACAACTGTCTGCACAGCCACTTCAAGTGCTGATGTAAGGACAGATCCCGCCCGAATCAGATTCCCATTGATCGTTCCGGCAGTTATGAAGTCAGCGACAAAGTTGGAATCAATTGTCCAGGCTGTTGTATAAGTGCCATTGATACCAGTCTGTGAAAAAGCAATACCTGCATAGTTGATTCTCAACACATTCAGAGCTGATCCCATGTCGGGTGAATCCATAATGTATATTTCATTTGGCTGACCGTCTGCATTTCTGCCAATCACAATGTGTCCGCCTGTACCCCCGCTGATTACTTCCATAGCATGGTTTATCGCACCATCCATCATGGAAACAGCCTGATCAACCACATCGGCAGTATTCTCACTGGCAATCTGTCTGATCGTGTCACCAAACGATGCCTTTTTTCTTCCGAGTTTCAGATTGATGTATTTCTCCTGCAGAGAATCGTATCTGTACTCAATGACTGCCATTGAAACATCATAAGTTCTGTAAACCACATGCACCGTATCACCAAGACCGACTCGTTCCAAGGATGCAATGTTTTTGTATTCCTCTGTCTGCCAAAGCGGTACAAAAGAAATCTCCAGTGAATCACTGAATGGCAGACCGAGATTATTTGAAACGATGTATGAAGCGGCGCGTTCATTCAGATCTGTTACTTCAGGCACATCATCATACTCATCGGAGACATTGAGCATAAAGATCCGCTCGACGGCATATGATTCATGATCATCAATATACTGGATTTCTCCGACTGCTTTATTTCCTTCGGTGTCTGTCCAGTATGCCAGGCATCCGGTGTACGCTTCTGCAGATCTTTCATTTTTAAAGTGTTCCAGATTCTTTGCATAACGGATCGTTATGTTTCGATCAGAACCACGGTGTGCATGCAGCCTTACCGTCAGCCTGTCAAACTCATACTCACCACCGAAACAGTCCAGAACTGATCCCTCAACTCCCCCAAGGCAGGCCCTGAACGATCTAGGCTCATTCTGGAGATAAGGCGTTTCAGTGTTTTCAATATCCGTCCATACAGAAAAATGATTGGCAACCATCGAATTGGAAACGAGACCTGTGAGTGACGGCAATACTCCGATAGCATTGAAAGGTGCCACCGGATACCCACCAAGGTCGTATGAAATGTGCTGTGCTTGGATGGTCAGAATACCTGATAATTCTTCTGTCACAGAATAGATGCGGAATGGCTGCAGTTCACTGACATCGTTTGCTTTGGCGAGAATGATTCTTCCAGTTGAAATTTCATCCGCATGAAACCCGGTGACCGGGTATTCCATATACAGCTCATAGCCGCCATTGAGTGCTTCATCAACTTCACATACAGATGTATCCGAAAGCCTACCAAGACCGTTTGATGCGAAGTGTATCTCGGATGCACCATATAAGACCGGTATCATACTTCCCACCACCTCGGCATCATCTCAGCCGTTACTCCTTCCAGAGCAATTACGTTGTTTCCTGGCACAAGGCCGATCTCTGTAAAATTCAGTGAAATATCGCTGTTTCTGTTGAATGCTCCTTCATAGGCATCCATTAGATCACAATCGAAATCGATGTATTCTGTTCCTGCCGTATTTACTGTGATTGTCTTACTTCCGATCTGAACCGTTCCGGCACCATAGATCCGGATGATTGGTTTTGCGATCTGTGATGTCGGGTTATTGATTGAAGCATCACCATCCAGGGTGATCCATTTCTCGCCCTCTTTCAGCCAGCGCTGGGGCTTACAGTCAAACGAGAGGATAAATGAGCCGTGTTTCAGAAGCGGACCGGGTTCCGGCTTAACATCTGTCTGAAGTCTTGCCATCCTGTACACATTCGGATCACCCGAGAATTCAAGTCTCTGGTATCCGCTCTGAGCAGCCATGTAAGACATCAGATTCAGATAGTTCTGCCGGAAGTTTTTCAGGATTGTACAGCGGTAAGGAACTGTCACATTTTCATATGCCCCTTCATCAATCAGAAGATCCCCGGATCTGCCCGGTATCGCAATCTTTGTAACTTTGCGCTGCGGCTTATCCCATGAATCTATGGAATCGACAGCTGCGACTCCGAATTCTCTGAGATGCCTTCCGGCATATACAAGTTCATTGATCATATGCTGCGATCTCCTTTTCACTTCCAGGCAATTGATTTCCGGTTCATTTCTGACTGGATTTCATCGGCGACTTTTCTGGCAAAATCCCGGATGTCGCCCGGTGAGGTACCATTCATTGATGCGTTTACTGTGATCATGTTTGATACCGTTGTTCCTCCGGAAGCACCAGCCACGGAAGAATTCATCGTAAGTGACATATCGGTGCTCATCTCTTCAAGAGCATCCGCAAGAATGTGTCTGCTGTTCCGCAGGGAACGCGTCATTCCCTGGATCATATCCGGCATCCACTTTTCATATTCACGAAGCGGCCCGGTATCCGGTCTTGAGAAATGCAGCCAGGATTTGATTGTCCCTGCAATAGAAGAAACAGCATTTGTTACTGATCCGATTGCGGAGCGGATACCTCTGGCAAGGCCGTTGATCATATCCGATCCCCAGGAGAACGGATTCAGATTCTGGAATCCGCTTTTGATCGTGTTCCATACTCCGCTGAAGAAACTGCTGACACTGGAAAATGCATTTTTGATACCATTCCAGGCATTCGTGAACATGTTTCTGAACCATGAGCTGACACTTGAGAAGATGTTCTTGATTCCGTTCCAGATGTTCGTGAAGAAGCCTGTCACAGCAGACCAGACACTTTTTACGGCGTTCAGCGCGCCTGTAAACACACCGCTGAACCAGCTGGTTACTGCACTGTATACTGCCTTGATTCCATTCCACACTCCCCCAAAGAAACCTGTGATGGCAGACCATATAGCTTCCACCGCCTGCAGTGCAGAATCAAAAACACCCCGGAACCATTCCGGAGCAGCTTTGAATATATTTACCAGTCCATCCCATAAGCCTTTAAAGAACTCCACAATCGGAGCGAAGATATCTTTGATCTTCTCCCAGGCTTCTTTCACCTTTTCAACGATTGCATTCCAGACATTGATTGCTGTTTCCTTTACGGTGTCCCAGTTTTTAACAAGAAGGACAATAATGGCGATCAAAGCAACAACGGCAGCAATCACAAGTCCAATTGGCCCAAGTGCCAGCGTGGACATTGCTCCGCTGATAATCGAAATAGATGAGATCAGTGAACCGATTCCAGTGATGACGGAACCAATCACAGAAATCACCGGACCAATCGCCGCAACAAGCAGGGCAATGTTGATGATTGTCTGCTGTGTTTCAGGTGAGAGTGCTTTCCAGGAGTCGGTCAACTGTCGAATGATTGGAATGACTGTTACTGCGATCATTTGAATCACAGGTGCGAGAGCTTCTCCAATTTCATATCCGAGTTGCTTAAGTTCATTCAGTGCAATGGTGAACTGATCAATCGGATCTTGTGTAGCATCAAATGTGGTTGCAACGGAACCAATGTTTTCTTCTGCCGCAGCACCAAGCATGGAGAAATCAAGAGACCCATCCATGCATGCCTTGTAGATTGCAGGTCCTGCCTTTGAACCAAAGAGCTCTGCTGCAATCTGCAAGCCTTCTGTTTCTGAACTTGCATTCTTCATGCTGGCCTGGATCTCGGCAAGGGCATCGTTCATCGGCTTTCCTTCTTTTGTGGCATTCTGCAGAGCTTTCTTTAAGCCGGTCATAACGGCAGAAGTGTCTGCACCAGACATTTCAACCTGGCCGAGGAAGCTGATCGCGTCATATGCTGAAAATCCCATCTGATCGAATGCAGCTGCATTTGCAATTAACGAAGATTCCATCG